TCTCAACAGGGACCGCTTTACGTTTGCGCGGAGCCTTGCTTGCTTTCTTAATGCTAATGTAACTATTCAAGTCACCTAGCACACCTTCAATGAATTTCAGAATGTTACGAATCTGAATCTTACCTAGAAACGCATAACCCTCTTTCAATGACTCGTCACCATCACTTAGACGCTGGAATTCATCTTGCTTACGCTTCCATATATCAACAATGATTGGGATATGTTGCGGCATGACATTGTATTTTGCTACAATATCAACTGTCTTTTCTGACGCTTTTCCTTTAGTAACAAAATCGTCAATCATCCCTTCCATTTCACCTGCGGCATCTCGTGCCTTTTCTTTCAGAATTTCCTGAATGTTAGGACGTGTTGCAACCACTTCTTCTTTTACAATACTAGTTGCGCTAGTTTTTACTTCGGTTTCTGTCAACGATTTCACTAATCGGGTAATATCATTTTGAAGGTTAAGTTCTTCATGCTCGGTCAATTCTAGACCGCGCATTGTCATACGTGCTACCCAGCACAAGGTAATAATGAATTCGCTTTCGTGGACCTTACGAATCTGTTTGGCCTCGTCAGTGCGTTTATTATAATCCAGATATTGACACAATAGTTCTTTTGCGTCTTTTTTAGTATAGAATCGGGTGTACCATGTGAAACTTCGGGCAAGTGCTGAAAATCTTGCTTCGGGTTCGGGCTGTGTAGGGAAGAAGGGTTCTTCGCCCATATACTTTGTATCAGCATCTCGGGGGTTGAGTGCTTTTACAAAATGATCGTCTGTATGCTTACGTGTGGCCATTGATTACTCCAAAGTTTCAATTGAATACGTATTATAGCACAAGAACCATTTAATGTCAAGTTTTTGGTAATACGCCGTCGTCTGTATTTACGATAAATAAGTAATAAAGTGAATTAACTATGCCTAGATTAAGCCTTTGGCGTCCCAATAAAACAAACGATTACAACTTTTTTGATAGAACGATATCAGAACAGTTTACCGCAGGTGCCACGGATTTGTATGTACATAAGTATATGGGACCGACAAGTCAAGGGCCATCGATAGATGCTACACAACCTCAATATGATGTATTAGCCCCTACTAATATACAAGATTTGTTATTCTTAGAAAACCGTGATAGAACATATGACCCAAATATTTATCGTTTGCGTGGGCATTATAATGTACAGAATTTAGATTTTGACTTAAGTCAGTTTGGGTTGTTCTTAAATAACGATATTATTTTTATCACTGTTCACTACAATGATATGATCCAATTGATTGGTAGAAAATTAATGGTTGGTGATGTGATTGAATTACCACACTTATTAGATTACAATCCATTGAAAGAAACTATACCAACAGCATTGAAACGTTTCATGCAAATTACTGATGCTAATTATGCCAGCGAAGGTTTTAGTCCAACTTGGTTCCCTCACTTATGGCGTATCAAATGTGAACCATTAGTTGATAGTGAAGAATTTAGTCAGATATTAAGCGCCCCAATCGACCAAGATACCTATCTAGGATTGTGGGATAAAGATAAAACTTATCCTGCAGGATATGTAATTACGTACGGTGATAAAAATTACAAAGCATTGATAGATGTTCCAGTTGGTATTAATCCACCTGACCCTACATATTGGCAATTAGATACTGCGGATAATCTCAAAGACATCCTTGCTACTTATAACCAAAACATTGCAATTAATGATGCAGCATTACGTGAAGCCGAGCGCCTTGTACCAAAAGCAGGTTACGACAGAAGCAATCTATATATTGTACCGACGTATGGTGAATATTCAAGTGATGGTGTATTATCTAATGCTATTAATAATCCCGCACCGCCTATAAATGTTAATGCTACATCATTGGGTGCACCAAATCCTGCTACAGCAGGCACAGTGATGATGATTCGCAATCCGAATTTCAAAAATCCTAGCCCAGTAATCAAAATATCTAAATCAACAATAAAAAGTATTTGGGATATGACTGCGGACATGGGCTATGATAAGTTAGATGTTTTTAATACTGTTCATTTAGAAACAATGACAGTAGCACCACAAAGAACTGACACTGGTTCCGGACCGGTATCAGGTGATAAGATTTTAACGGTTGTTTCAAGCGGGACAATAACTGGACCATACGGTACTGCTGATAATACATATGCAACGGCTGATGCTAATCCCGAAGCACCGGGCTTTACGGGAACAATTAATCAACAGATGGATTGGAGAGCAGATTGTGATCCTGCATTCCAATATATTGCTCGTAGTAGTCCTCGTAGCTTTGGTTATACAACAGGATATTTAGATGGAACTGGCGAAGCACCTAATGGATTGCCGACTGGTGCCGGTATAAGTTTCCCACAAAATCCACAAGTTGGAGATTATTTCTTACGTATTGATTACTTCCCTCAATTATTATATCGTTGGGACGGTAGATTGTGGGTTAGAATTTCACAGAATGTAAGAACACAAACTGGATTCACTGAAGCTAATCAATCACAGAAGTCAGGCTTTATTAATAATAGAGTGCAAACAAAACTTACAGATGGAACATTTGTTCCGCAACGTCAAGCATTGTCAACTATTTTAGGATTGACACCTGACCCGTTGCCCCCAGTAATTTAAAGAGTATATAATGGCAGATTTTTTCTATGATAATCAGGTACGCAGATTTTTAATTCAATTTGCAAAAATATTCAGTAACTGGCAAGTTACTAAAGGCAAAGATCCAGCCGGTAATGAAATATTAGTTCGTGTTCCTGTTATGTACGGTGATAGCAGCAGACAAGCTAGTACTATTATCGCTAACAATAGCGCAAGTAATCTACCAAGCGCCCCATTGATAACATATTATATTAGTGCATTAGAATATGATCAAAAAAGAACACAAGATCCTACCTTCATTGATAAGATTCAAGTTCGCCAACGGTCATATAATAGTGATACACAAAGCTATGAGACAGTACAAGGACAAGCATTTACAATTGAAAGATTAATGCCAGTACCCTATAACTTAAGAATCACTGTAGATTTTTGGACTACTAACTATAATCAAAAACTACAATTGATTGAGCAATTAGGTACATTGTTTAACCCTGCATTAGAAATACAAAGTACTGATAACTTTATTGATTGGACTTCATTGAGTGTTGTATATCAAGATGGGTTGACTTTCAGTAGTCGTAGCATACCAGTGGGTACAGGTAATCCAATTGATGTTATGACATGGAAATTCTACATGCCTATCTGGATTAGCACAGCAAGTAAACTTAAGAAGATGGGTGTTATTGAGAAAATTATTGCATCGATTTTTAAAGGTAATGCACTAACTGATATACAAGATGATGATTTGTTATTAGGTACTAGACAAAAAATCACCCCGTACGGATATAAGATATTGTTAATTGGAAATACTTTACAAATATTACCACAAGCTATTGCATTCTATCCCGGTAATAACAATTTAGATTTACCACCAAACCCCGATACAGATATATATTGGTCTAGTGTATTAAATGTATACGGAACTGTTAAACCTGGCATTAGTCAAATTTGGTTACAAAATCCATATATGACAACTGATATCGTAGGTACAATTGTTCCTAATCCAAATGATGATAGATTGTTAATCTACAACATTGATCCAGACACATTGCCACAAAATACATTAGATCCAGTTGATGGGGTAATCAATCCACAATTGACAGGACCAAATGCAGGGTTACCTGGACCAATAAATGGACGTAGATATTTAATAGTTGATAATATAGGTGCTCCCGGTGACAGTACAGTTTCATGGGGTAATTTAGTTGCATTTGCTAATGACATTATTGAATACAATGCAGGCACTGGACAATGGTTCGTTAGTTTTGATAGTGTTGCTACACTTCCTACAACATTAGAATATGTTACTAATCTTACTACAAATGTTCAATATAGATTCGTAGACCATTCTTGGATGAAATCATTTGAAGGATGGTATGATCAAGGGGATTATTCTATCGTCATCTAATACTGTGATAAATCATAGTATGAGCAATCAATCCGCAGGCGTTTTCTTTTATAGTAATAAAACAAATCGCTACCTTTATCTATTACGCACTGACAGTAAAAACCCAGGCAATTGGGGAATACCGGGCGGCAAGATAGAAGATGATGAAACTCTCTTTGAGGGTATTGCTAGAGAATGCACGGAAGAGATTGGAATGTTTCCAACTAATGCAAAACTAGTACCTATACAAAAATTTATCAATCACACATTCACATACCATACATTCTTTTGTGAAATAAGTGATGAATTTGTTCCTGAACTTAATGAAGAACATTGTGGGTATGCGTGGGTAGGTGATAATCAATATCCCAAACCATTGCATCCGGGATTATTTAGTACAGTAAATTTTGATGTGGTTCAAGAAAAGCTAAAGACACTTACAAAAAAAGAGGCCTAAGCCTCTTTTTTATTTTAGCAATGCTGCTACTGTATTGAATCCTAGCGAGCCGACTATTACGCCTGCTCCCATCATCATCCAGCGCCATTTCTCTAATACTGAAATCTTACTAGCCAATTCACCATGCTCTTTGACATCTTGTTCACGCATAGATTTCAACATTTGTCTAGTTTCTTCTGCGTTAGCTTCAATCGTATCATGTAGTGCTCTCAGATCCACTTTAAGTTCCCCGATTTTATCTTCGAGGCTCTTAACTTGGAACTGAAGTATAGCTATCTCAGTTTCAGGTTGCATTTTGTTTACCTTACTTGTTGCGGTTGCCATGATTAAGCATTACCAATTTGTACTATTGGGTAAGGCTGTCCACCGTATGTATTAGCTGCGTATGCTGTGTTGAAAGTAGAAAACGCCGGTGAAGTATTGATATAACCTGCGGTACCAGTTGGTTGTCCTGGTAGAACAATATTACCTGTAGCAACTGGACCAGAATCAGTATTAAACAATCCAACTGTGTGGTCAGATAATGTTTGTACTGAGTATCCAACGCTAGCAGCATCAGTAGCAATAATATGCATTGTGTTTGGAGTCAATGCTGTATTTGCAAGTTTTGCAGTATAGCATTGTGCAGTTAAGCCGGTTACTGTACCTGTTACTAGATATTTTTGTTTGCCTTTTTGACGAACAATGTAGCCAGCTTCTGGTAATGCTTGAGCGAAACCATCACCGTAACCAGTTGTACCTGATGCATTATTTGCTGATACAGCACTCAATACAACACGATTTTGAATAGCATTACCAGTAACACTTGCATTTGCTGTCAATTGAACTTCTGCACCACCTGGTGCTGCTGCAACTGTAAATGCTGCTGCGTTGGCAATAGCTTTAACAAAGTATGTTGTGCCAGCAGTTAAACCACCAAATGTTGAATCGAATACGACTGGGGTAGATGCTGTCAATGTTTGAGCATTACCAGATGTACCAATAATATTGCCTGATACAGTTGTATTAGCAACAACAACTTTTAAGTTACCCTTAGTTGAAGTAGTAGTACCTAACAACATTGCTACGTTTACATCATTGCCCCATTGTGCATATAAGTGCGTACCTGTGGCCATGTTAGCAAAATCAGTACCTAAACCAACTACGATATTACTACCTGTGCTTGCGAATACATTACCCACACCTTGAACACCAATACATACATTAGCCAATACTTGTTTACCAATGATTGCTGTATTGCCACCAACTACGCTATATGTGTTAGCATTAGTAGCAGGAAAACCTGCACCACCAACTGGATTATTAAAGTATGCGTCAACTGGATTAAAAGTTGCTTTAACTGTTCCACCTGATGAATTAGACAATGAAGCCATTACACGCGGTTGAACACTTAATTGTGTAGTTGAAACACTAAATGTAGTGTTTGTTAGAATAGTATCAACATAATATATTGTATTGGCTGCTAAACCACTGATGCTTGATGCACATACAAATGACATACCTTTTGATACACCTACAGTGGGTGCTGTAGTTAGATTTCCACCTGATATTGTAACAACACTGCCTGTTGTTGCTGTATTTGTGATTGTTAAGACCGCTTGAGCCTTTGCGATTTTTAGAGGGCGTCCCATTTGATTCTCCTTGAAATATTAGTGAGTTCTAGTCACTACGCGGCGGGGACCGCATAAACTCGCCGAATGCGAATGTATTATATATTTATCTCAAATAGTAAAATTACAGCCCGTTAGTAAGAG